GGTTATGCTTCCACGTTCGAACCTTATGAGATGTGTGAAATCGAAGGTGAAAAATACTTCGAACGCATCGAACCGACAGCATTTGATGAATGCGATATGTCGGATGTGGTCTTGAGAATTGACCACGCTGGGGCTGTATATGCCCGTACATCGGCAGGAACATTGCTCGTCAATACTGATGAACATGGTCTGCATACAGAGGCTGATCTGAGCCGCACAGCGAACTCTAGAGCGTTGTACGACGAGATCAAAGCCGGAAACTATCCTCAGATGTCATTCTGCTTTACCGTTCCGGAAGGCGGTGACCACTTCGACAAGGACAGTCGCACACGTGTCATCGAGCGGATCGGTAAGCTGTATGATGTTTCGCCGGTATCCTTCCCGGCGAATCCGACAACTGAACTTCATGCCAGAGCTCTGGAGTATTTCAACGGAGAGATTGAAAAACTCAAGGCGGAGAGACCTATGGAAGAGACCGAGGCACTGGAACCAGTTGAGGAGAGGACTGAACAGGAGGAAACAGCCGAAGTCCCGGAAGAGACTGCCGAAACAGAAGAACGCAGTGCGGAGACTGCTGAAGCCGTCGAGGAGACAGAAGACAGAAAGGCAGAACAGTTCGCAGAATATCGTGCTCTTCAGCAGCAGGTGGTTGATGGAGACATCGGCACAGTGGTTGAAACCCACAGAGAGGAAAAGAAAATGGAAGAAAGAAAATTCACACCGGATACACCGGAATACAGAGATGCTTTCTACGCCGTAATTGGCGACTATGCTACACCGGAACAGCGTGCAATCGTTGTCGACTCTACTGCTCCGGGTGATGGCGATGCTATCGCTATCCCGAAGACACTGGATGAAAAGATTTGGGACAACATCCATACAGCACATCCGATCCTGGCTGACATTGCCACAGTTCGCTCTGGCGTTGCTATGGAAGTCACAAAGCACACAGCTATTGCTGTCCGCACATCCAAGAAGCTCGACAGTGCTGCTACTCCGGCAGAAGAAGCAAACACCTTCCTCAAGGTCGTCCTGTATGGTTACGACTATGAGAAGTATGTCACTCTGACATATGCAGAAGCAAAGATGTCCCAGGGTGCTCTGGAAGACTATCTGGCTGAAGAAATCGCAGCTGAACTCGGCGAAGCACTGGCAAAGGATGTATTTGCTCAGGTTCTGACAGATGCTGGTAATGGCCAGAAAGTCACAGCTACATCAGATCTGTTTGCTGACATCAAGGCTGCTCTGGCTCTGGCTACAGGCGCAGGCACTCCGGTTATCTATGCACCGTCTACTTCTTACTTTGAGATCGTCGGTGCAATCGCTCAGGGTTCTCCGTTCAACATCGCTGCTACACTGGGCTGCACTGTAAAACTGGACAACGCTGCCACAGGCGTTACCATTCTCGATCCGAAGAAGTTCGTTCTGAACATGGTACAGGATGTCATGATCGAATCCGACAGAGACATCAAGGCTCACAAGGTCATTGTATCCGGTTACCTCCGTGCTCAGGGCACACTGAGACACAACAAGGCAGCTGCTTACATTGCCTAAGCAAACTGATCAGAGGCAGGGGTAAAACTCTGCCTCTTTTCACTAGAAGGAGGCCGCATGGACGATACATTATCTAAAGTTAAAGATGCTCTTGGAATTACTGAAGACGATCGGGATTCCTATATTTTAGGCTTGATAAATGCCGCTATGATCGATCTCGGCATTGCAGGAGTTGATGGCGAAGATGCTGTGATCAGCAACGACATGGTTCTCCTTGCGGTCGAAATCTTTTGCAACATGCATGGTGACTTCGGTATGAATCCGGCAGATGCCGACAGACTCAAAAGGAGTTATGACGAACTGAAAGCCCAGCTCAGTATGGCTTCAGGTTATACGCTCTGGGAGAGGTAATACCGATGAACAGAAACAAGGTTGTCTATCTCGTTTCTGAAACATACGAAAGAAACGAGTACGGCGTTTATATTTCAAGCGAAACAAAGAGAAAGATCTATGCAAATGTGACAAGCGTTTCTGCTGATGAATGGTTTGAGGGAGGCCGCAACGGCCTTAACCCGGAACTTCGGATGGAAGTCTTTGCTCCGGAATACCACGGCGAGGAAATCGTAGAGTACAAAGGTCAGAACTATGCGATCTATCGCACATACATGACCAAGTACAATACGGTCGAACTGTATGTCCAGAAGAAGAAAGGCGAGCAGAATGGCAATAACAATTAAGTCTGATCAGTTAGCCACTGCCGTCAATAACATTCTTCTGGAATATGGTGACGAAGCAAAAGAGATCCTTGAAGATACCATTTCCAAGACTGCCAAAGACGCTACCAAGCAGTTAAAGACTGCCGGCAGTTTCGGAGGCACAGGAAAGTATAAAAAAGGATGGTCTTCCAGGATAGAAAAGAAACGTGTTGCTGTTGAAGCTGTGGTATATAACTCTGCAGCTCCGGGGCTGGCACATCTTTTGGAATTCGGTCACGCAAAGCAGAACGGAGGAAGGACACAGGCCTTCACTCATATCGCACCGATTAACGATCAGGTGCAGGAGGATGTCGTCCGGAGATTGGAAGAGAGGTTAGGCAGATGAATTTTAGAGATATCGAAAATATGATTTCTGAGATAGGGCTGCCATATGCCTACTATTCATTCCCGGAGAAAGAAGCACCGGCTCTGCCTTACGTGCTTTTTTATTATCCGTCGATGACACCGGAGACAGCCGGTGATACGCATCACGCACAGATCTATTCTTTGAATGTTGAATTATACACACGAAACAAAGATTTCAGCGTTGAATCCGCAGTCGAAAACGTCCTGCTTAATGCAGGTATGGTATTCACCAAGGAAGAAACGTATTTAAATGACGAACATATGTTCGAAGTACTCTATCTAATGGAGGTAATTATAGATGGGTAGAATCAGATATGGTTTTTCTAACCTGTATTATGCTCTGGCGACGGACGACGGAAACGGTACGCTTACCTATGCCACACCGGTGAAAATTCCCGGCGCAAAGGGCATGACCATGACACCGGCAGGAACCGATGTTTCTGAACCGGCAGATAACACCACGTGGTTTAGCACATCCACCAACGATGGTTATACCGGCTCGATCGAGTTTGAAGACACAGAAGAAGCAGATGCATTCCTGGTTGCAGTCCTGGGCATGACGAAGGATGCCACTTCCGGCCTTACTGTTGAAAAGTCCAGCGATGACCACAGGGAATTCGCTATTCTTGGCCAGATGCAGCTTGCCGGCGGAACAGAGACAGGCAAGCGTGCTTGCTTCTACAGATGCACAGCATCCCGCCCGGAGATTGCTGCACAGACGAAGGAAGTCGGCGGTCTGACTGTCGCCACAAATACAGTCAATATCACAGCACTGCCGAGAATTAGCGACGATGCCGTTAAATCCACAGCAGTCAGCACTGATTCGGCATATTCCAGTTTCTTCACTGCAGTGCCGGAGAACTAAGAATTAACACAGGAGGGAATTTATGAGAGATACAGTCACCATTGCCGGAAAGCCTGTCGAGTTAAAGGCAACAGCATCAACCATCAGAAAGTATCGTGCCTGGTTCAACCGGGATCTTCTTGCTGATTTCAAGAAGGTGCAGAGTGCCTTTGAGAAAGATGGCGAAGTAACAGACGAGATCTTCGAACTGGTTGAAAACCTGACTTATGTCATGGCAAAGCAGGCCGACCCGACCATTCCCAGCATTGACGAGTGGCTGGATCAGTTCGAAACATTCCCGATCTCAGAGTTTGCGGTGCAAGTGGTGATGCTTTGGGTATCATCCATGCAGTCGCTTTCTCAATCAAAAAACGTGTGAGGCCGTCGGCTCGTCCTGAGTCTACGGCCTTACTTTTATTACGTTGCACACAAATAGGCCTTTCCATGTCGGATCTGGACGAACTGACATTGGGAATGGTCTACGACATATTTACAGAAAGAGCGAACGATGAATACGAATGGGGAGAACTTCCCACAGCTGAAGACATCGCTAATTTCTAGGAGGTAAAATGGCTGGAAACAGAATAAAAGGAATCACTATAGAGATTGGCGGAGATACTACCAAGCTCACCGATTCGCTTAAGGGTATCGATAAGTCAATTAAAAATACACAGTCGCAGCTGAAGGATGTCGACAAACTTCTCAAGTTGGACCCAAAGAATACGGATCTGCTGAGACAGAAACAGGAGCTGCTGGCTAAACAGATCAAGAACACCAAGGAACGCTTGGGTGAGTTAAAGAAAGCCCAGGAGCAGATGGATACGAACGGAGTTGACAAGAACTCTGATCAGTATCGTGCGCTGCAGCGTGAGATCATCGAATGTGGTAATGCCCTGGAAGATCTCCAGAAGCAACAGAACGCATTCAATCCATCCGTCCAAGCCTTCGGTGTGAAGATGGGCGAACTGTCCGAGAAGACGAGAGGACTGTCCACCGCTGCTTCAGGTCTTGGTGTGGCTATGCTTGGCATGGCATACAAGGCAGGAACTACCGCCGATGATTTGCTGACACTTTCACGGAACACAGGCATTTCCATCGAGGAACTTCAGAAGATGCAGTATGCCAGTGATTTGGTCGATGTCAGCATGGATCAGATGACTGGTTCTCTGACCAAGATGGTCAAGCAGATGGCTTCCGGTAACAAAGCCTTTGAAACACTGGGAGTTTCCATCACCGATGCAGACGGCAATATGCGTGATGCTACCGATGTATGGTATGAATCCCTAGCCGCCTTGAGTCAGGTCGAGAACGGCACTCTCCGTGACCAGTTAGCCATGGAACTGTTCGGCAAATCCGCTATGGAACTGTCAGGCATTGTCGATGATGGCGGTGCGGCTCTTGCCGAGTATGGACAGCAAGCTGAAGACATGGGTCTTATCTTGAGCGAAGACGGAGTCAATGCGGCTGGACAGTTTAACGATGCGTTAGACCAGTTAAAAGCCACAGCCACGCAGAGTTTCTTTGAAGCAGGAGCAGCACTAGCCGAGTCACTGCTTCCAATGCTAGAAACACTGGTGCAGAAGGTCAGTGAGGTTCTGATTTGGTTCTCGTCTTTGGACGGAAACACACAGATGCTCATTCTGACGATTATCGGTCTTGTGGCTGCTATCAGTCCGATTGCAGGACTCATCAGTGGCATCGTCACGATTGGTGGTGCACTGGCTGCGGTCACTGCTCCTATGGCTGCGACATTCATGGGAATTGCGGCGGCTGTCGGTGTGGTCATTGCCATCGGTACAGTGCTCTATCAGAACTGGGATACCATCAAACAGAAGGCAGGAGAACTGTGGAGCAAGGTCACCGAGGTGTGGGGAAGCATCAAGTCCACAGTAGTGGATGCGGCTACAACGGCATGGCGAACGGCAGTGGATAAGTTCGAAGCAATCCGTTCAGGAATCTCCAACAAGATCGAAGCCGCCAAGAGTGCGGTCAGCAACGCAGTAGAAGCCATCAAAGGCTTCTTTAATTTTTCTTGGTCACTGCCACCGATTAAACTTCCGCACTTCTCCATCAGTGGCGAATTCAGCCTGATGCCACCATCTATTCCGCACATCGGTGTAGAGTGGTACGCAAAAGCCATGAACAACGGTATGATTCTTGATTCACCGACCTTATTTGGCATGAACAACGGTCGGCTGCTTGGTGCAGGAGAAGCAGGAGCAGAGGTTGTGGTCGGTGCTTCTTCTTTGTACGGAATGA